AATTTTAGTTTATAACTCAAAAGTAGCAAAAGATATATTAAATCCGATTATCAGTGTTATGAGATACATTCCTGTCACAGCTTTTTATCCTCTACTGATTATGTGGTTTGGTATAGACGAAATGATGAAAATAGTATTTTTATTTATCGCAACTTTTGTATACATGATGCCTTCAGTTATTTTATGTTTAGAGGAAGTCAGTAGTGATTTGATTGATACAGGATTAACAATCGGAATGAATAAGATACAAACTATTTGGAGAATACAGATACCAGCATCTCTACCAGGAGTATTAAATAGTTTTATCATGATGTATGGAATTGGATTTACATATATAGCAGTAGCAGAAACAATTAATGCAAAATATGGATTGGGTTATATAATTCAACAATCTTCTTCAAGAGGAAGAACAGATTTGGTTTTTATGGCTATTATCGTAATCATGATTATAAGTGTTATATTTGATTTTTCTGCAAAATGGTTAGTAAAACACATTTTTAAATGGAGGTATATAAATGGTTAAGTTAAATGAGTTATATACAGGGTATAGCAGAGACAAGCCTTTATTGAAGAATTTCAACTATCAATTTGATCCTAAGATCTATGGGATATTAGGTGAATCTGGTTGTGGGAAAACAACTTTGTTAAGAACAATCGCAGGTCTTATTAAGCCTTTAAGTGGAAATGTAGTTGTAAATGGAGAATTAGTTACTAAGGCAAGTAAAAATAATATTTACATGATGCATCAAAATTATACTTCATTTGATTGGTTAAAGTGTTTGGATAATATTCTGATAGCACAGAAAGTCAAAGGGAGAATAAATAAGTGTGATATTGATAGAGCAAAAGAAATGATTTCTATTGTTGGATTGAAAGATAACGAAAATAAATATCCAAAACAACTATCAGGCGGTATGAGACAAAGACTTGCTTTGGCAAGAACATTATTTATGAATCCAGAAATAATTCTTATGGATGAACCATTATCTGCATTAGATATTGAAACTAGACAAAAAATGCAAGATTTGATTATCAAGCAGCATAAAGAAACAAATAACACAATAATTATGGTTACACATAGCAAAGAAGAAGCACAAAAAATGTGTGACGTGATTATAGAATTTTAATTTAAGGAGGAAACAAAATGGGATTTAGAGACTTTTTCGTAGAGAAAGTTCCAGAAGAAGAGAATTATGATGTAGGCACTGATTATTCTGTAGAGGATAGTACAGTTCCAGTTGAACTTGACGAGGTACATACAGATACTCTTATTGATGATATTTATGCTCAGAATGAGTTATCTGATAGGTCAAAATCAATTTTCAAAATTGAAGAACTGATTAATTCTCTTCCAAAAGAAATGGTTACAGAGACAAAGAGAGGTTCAGTGTTAGCAACTCTTGGAGTGTTCGGCTTAACGGTTACTGATGTAACACTTGATGGCGAACAGAGAGTGGATGTATTAAATAGTGTATTGGCAAAAATCTTAGATGATGGAAATGCCAATGTCGCTGATAAGGAAACTGAAATTGAGAATCATAAAAAAGAGATTGCAAGATTGGAAAAAGAAATTTCTGAACAGCAGTCAGAGATGAAAGTTTCAGAGAATAGTATTAATACAGAAGTTGGTAGAATTTCTGGATTAATTAAATTTATTGAAGGAGGAGACAATTAATGGATCTTGGAAAACTTATTGTGATTTTGGTAGTTGCAGTTATTATTTTGATTTTTATTTTATTTCCTGAAGTAAGAACATTATTTTCGGGAATTACGAGACTGTTTATCAAAGATATGGCTACAACCCCAGAAGGTGCGGAGGCTATTTATGGTGAAAAAATTGATCAGGCACAAGACGCTTATAACAAAGCGGATAATGCTTACAAGGTAGCTGCTGGTAAATTAAGCAATGCACAAAAAGATATGAAGAATCTCAAAGCAAAGCTTGAGAAGGTCGAATCTGAATGTGAATCTCTTGTAAAAGCAAATAAGATAGAGTTAGCACAGTTAAAAGCTGATGAGAGAGAAGAGATTATGGCTGATATCAGGAGATATTCAGAATTAGTTAAAGCATATGAAGACGCAGCTAACACTGCAAAAGAAGCACAGGAAATGTGTGAAAAGAATCTCCGCAAATTAAAGAGAGAAAGTAAGGAAGTTGTGGAGAATATGAAAGTGAAGAAACAGTTACAGGAAGTCTATGATGATATGGACGAGTTAAAAAATGTAACTGCAACTGATAAACTTCTTGATTCTGTCAGAGATAAGAATAAAGACTTAGATGCAATTGTTGAGGGTTCAAAAGTAGTACATAATAACAAGATGTCTACGAAACTTGCAAAAGCAGAAGTCGAAGCTAAAAAGAATAGCAGTAATGATTATTTAGACAGTTTAAAGAAAAAATACAACAAATAATAAGGAGAGAATGGAATGAGTACAAAAAGATTTAGACTTACCAAAGCTTCAAAAATTTTAATTATGGTTTTGGTTATTGCATTAATTGGTGGTGGTGTTTTCGCTGGTGTAAAGACAGGGTTAATTAAAACCAAGAGTAACACTTCGATAAGTAATGCAGGGAACAAAGTAACTGGCACAACATCTTCTAGTTCTAATAAAAAGAAAGCTAATAGTGACGGAACTATTAATCTTTCATTAGATGAGTGGATTGGCTGGAAATCTATTATTGACGCTAATGGTGGACTTACAACACAGCCAGATTCTATTTATGGAAAACTCGGTATCAATGTAAATATCAATGTTATTAATGATGCTACACAGTCAAGCAACGCCCTTATTAAAGGTGATTTAAATGCGGCAGGCTATACAATCAATAGAACAGCATTTTTATCACAAAAGTTTACAGAAGCTGGTGAAGATGTAATTATGCCATATATTACAAACTACTCAAATGGTGGTGATGGTATTATTGCCAAATCATCAATTAATTCAGTAAAAGATTTAGTTGGTGCAAAAATTGGTGTCCCTGAGTTTTCAGAGGCACAGACATTAGTTATTTGGTTTGTTAATAATTCTGATTTATCAGACGATGAGAAATCTGATATTATTGATAATCTTGTATTATTCTCAACAGCAGATGATACAGCAAAAGCATTTTTTGCAGGACAAGTTGATGTAGCTGCTACATGGGAGCCTTATTTAACACAGGCACAGAATATGACAGATGCACATGTATTATTTAGTACAGCAAGCTCAACAAATCTTGTAATGGATGGAATTTTATTTGATAAGAATTTTGCAGAGGCATATCCAGAGATAGTAGAGAAATTTGTTCAGGGTTCTCTTGAAGCATCCGATATGTACGACAATGAGTTTACAGCAATCAGAGAAGTAATGCCAATGTTCAATACTGCATCTGATGAAGATATTGCAGGAAGTGCAGCTACTGCAAAACTCACAACTTGGAAAGACAATTCTGATTTATTAAATGGCACAGCAAAGACTATTTATTCAGATATGTGCAATGTTTGGACATCAATTGGTGAGACTGTAAATGCTGATTTAGTAGATACAATTTTTGATGATACATATATTAATGCCATTGCAGACAAGTTTAATGCTACAGATGTATCTAACACAGACACAGTAAAGGTAACAGATGATAATAAGCAGGAAGTACAGGATACGGAGGCATTATTAAGTGGATCTGCTTCGGTAACATTTAATAAGAATACAGCCCAGTTTACAGATTCAGCCGCCGCATCCGAGGAGCTTAATAAATTTATTGATATTGCAAATGTACTCGATGGAGCAATTATTGAGATTGCTGGTAATACAGATCCTAATCCAAATTCAGATCCGCAGGACGAGTACAATCAGAAGTTATCAGCCCAGAGAGCGGAAGCTGTTAAGAATTACTTCATTATGAATGGTATTTCAGCAGATAGAATCGTAACTGTTGGTAACGGTTCAAGCAATCCTGTAATAGATAATGATACAGAGGAACATCGTGCAATGAATAGAAGAACAGATGTATCATTTAAGATTATTGAGTAGGTGACAATATGATTGTATTAAACATTGGAGTTTTCGTAATCTGTCTTGGTGTATGCTTTGGAGCAGGTTTTATTGTAGGAAAACGTAAGAAGAATAAATAATTCAAGAGTTAGTAGGTGTCATAGCCTACTAACTCATTCAAAGGGTAATAAAACAGACCTTTTAATTTATAAAACGGAGAATATAATAGTAGAAACAATTAACAAAAATAAATATAAGAAAGAAGAGGTACAAAACATGGATGGATTTATGAAATTTAAGAAGGCATTACAGAAGCACTTCGATGAAATGCAGAAAGAGGCAACACATTTATTTGAGGTAAATGTAGATAAGGATGAATTATGGAATACATATCTTGATAGCTTCCCTGCTGGTACAAATGAGATTTTCAGAGAGCGTAGAGAACATGATTGTAGTTGTTGTAGACAGTTTATTAAGAATATTGGTTCTGCTGTAACTATCAAGGATAACCAGATTCATACGATTTGGGAACTGAATCTTGGTGATACAACATATCAGCCAGTATGTGATGCACTTGATGCTTTCGTAAAAGCTCATACAGTTACAGATATTTATACAACTAAGTTCCCTAAGATTGGTACAGATTTTAATTTTGAGGAAATCAATGGAAAGTCTCATCAGTGGGATCACTTTTTCTTAGAACTTCCAAGCAAGTTCGTAAATAGAAGTAGCCGTTCAAACGAGGAAGTTAAGGGACAGTTCAGAGACACAAGAAATGTATTTAAGCGTTCTCTTGATGAAATTACTATGGATGCACTCGATACAATTCTTGAACTTATCAATTCAAATACACTTTACAAGGGCGAAGAGTGGAAAGGTGTACTCACAGAGTTCAAGAAGTATAAGAAAGAATATGATAAGCTGACTTCTGATACTGAAAAGGATTTATATGCTTGGGAGAAGTCGGTAACAGCAGGTATGGCTATCGGTAGAATTAGAAATCATTCTATTGGAACACTTCTTATTAATGTAAGTGAGGATATGGATCTTGACACAGCAGTTAAGAAGTATGAGCAGATTACAGCACCGAGCAACTATAAAAGACCAAAGGCTATTTTTACAAAGAAAATGCTTGAGGATGCAAAGAAGACCATTACAGAGCTTGGATATATGGATTCATTACAGAGAAGATTTGCTAATCTGAATGATATTACTGTAAATAATGTACTGTTCTCAAATAAGAGTGCTGCAAGAAGAATGGTTGGTGCAGATGATATTTTTGGTCAGATGGAAAAGGATGTTGCTGTAAGTCCTAAGAAGTTTTCTAAGGTTGAAGAGATTTCAGCACAGGATTTCATTGATAAGGTACTTCCAACCGCAAAAGAAATTGAAGCTTTTGTAGAGAATAAGCATGAGAAGAATTTTGTTTCTATGGTTGCACCTGTTAATCCAGACGCTAAGACAATGTTCAAGTGGAATAATGGATTGTCTTGGGCTTATTCAGGAAACATTACTGATTCTGATATGAAACAGAATGTAAAAGCTGCTGGCGGTAATGTTGACGGTGTACTCAGATTTTCTATTCAGTGGAACGAAGATGGTCATGATAATTACGACCTTGATGCACATTGTATTGAGCCAGATGAGAATGAAATTTTCTTTAGTAATTGTAGAAAGCCAAGTGTTTCAAGAATGGGTGGTCAGTTAGACGTTGATATTATTCATCCAGATAGAAAGGTTGCAGTAGAGAATATTACTTGGGAAGACCTGTCAAGAATGAAACCAGGTGTTTATAAGTTCTTTGTACATCAGTATTCAGGTGCAGTAAGACATGGATTTAGAGCAGAAGTTGAGTTCAATGGAGAGATTTATTCATTTGATTATAGCAATCCTATGAGAACTGGTGAGAAAGTTCAGGTGGCAGAGGTAACACTTGACAAGAATGGCAACTTCTCAATTAAGGAAAAGTTATCTGGAAGTTCATCTATCTCAAGTCGTGAGATTTGGGGTGTAAGCACTAATCAGTTTGTTCCTGTATCAGTAATTAGTTATAGTCCAAATTATTTTGATGAGCAGGATGGAATTGGTCATAGACATTTATTCTTTTTCCTGAAGGATTGTGTAAATAGCGAAGATCCTAATGGCTATTACAATGAGTTCTTAAAGAGTGACCTTGAAAAGCACAAGAGAGTATTTGAGGCTTTAGGTGCTAAGTGCCATGTAGAAGATACTGATGATCAGCTTTCAGGAATTGGATTCTCTATGACAAAGAGAGCAGATTTAGTTGTTAAGGTTAAGGGCGCAACAGAGCGTGTAATGAAGATTAAGTTTTAATTAGAAAAGGAGATTATTATGACAAACAACGAATTATTTATTAATGCAACAAGAGCAAACTATCAGTTCCCATTCAGAGGAATGATTAATGTAATTGATTTGTGGGATTTATCTCTCACAAATCTGGACTCAGTATTCAAGACACTCAATGCGGAAGTAAAGAAGTCTGAGGAAGAGAGTCTTCTGAATACTAAGTCAAAGGAAGACGAGGAGATTTCTAACAAGATTGAAATTGTTAAGTATATTGTTAGCGTGAAGCTGGATGAGAAAAAGAAGAGAGAAGATGCTAAGAAAAATGCTGAGATGAGACAGAGATTGCTTGAAATCAAAGCTAAGAGACAGGATGCGGCACTTGAAAATATGTCTGATGAGGATCTGGATAAGGCACTTGCAGAATTAAGTGAATAATTGTTATGGATATACCATATATAGTATTAAAAATAAGCAATATATACTATATGTGGTATATATTTTGCATTAGAAAGAAACGCACATTTCTTATGGAATTTTGGAGGTGAAATCTATTTGAAGGTTGTTGGAAATAAAGAAAATGTCAATCAAATAAGATTGACACATAAAGGGTTGAACGTCAGATTTGATTGCTTTATGAAACCATTGCCCTACACTACTGACAATATTGATATATCTAAGCCTGAAATAATTGAAATAACATTTAAGGATTCTTATGAAATAGATAGCTTAATACATATATTGGAAAAATTCAAAAAAGAATGTTCTGAGTATATTGGAGAATGGAGATAACATTATGACGAATAAAGAGCAAAATAATTTAAGCAAATACATAGCATTAATTCTTAGACACAGACCTGATGTTATCGGTATCACATTAGACAAACATGGTTGGGCTAACGTGTCAGATCTATTAAAAGGAATCAATAAAACTCAGACGATTACAATGAAAATGCTTGAGAAAATTGTAGAAGAAGATTCTAAACAGAGATATTCATTTAATCGAGAAAAGACGCTTATAAGAGCAAATCAAGGTCATTCTATAAAAGTTGATGTAGAATTAAAAGAGTGTATGCCACCAGATATTTTATATCATGGAACAGGTGTCAAATATTGTTCTTCAATCAACAAACAAGGATTAATCTCTAAGAGCCGTTTATATGTTCATCTATCAAAAGATATTGAAACAGCAACAAATGTTGGCAGTAGACATGGAGAACCGTTTATTTATAAGGTTCGAGCAAAAGATATGTATAATGACGGATATAAATTCTTTTTATCTCAAAATGGTGTATGGCTTACAAAAGAAGTACCAATCTGTTATTTAGAAGGAGAATAAATACAATGTCAAATTTATATGTATATTTAATTCGTTCTCGTAACAAGGATAATAAAGATGTTCCAAACTTCAAGGGGCGAATTGAAACAATCCTTGAATATAAAGAGAATGAAGACAAAATAATTGAAGAATTTAAGAGTTTTGCAGCCAAAGGAGTTCCTGGTGAACAGACAAGATTATACAGGTCGGTCAATTCAAGGAATGAAGATAAAATCAGAGAAGAATTTATTATCCGACTACTGAGAGATAAACTGAGTATGACACGTCTCAATCACACATTGGCTTCAGTTGCACTGCAAGTGCAGAACAGAGATGATGGCAAGTGGTTATTTGATTTTGATGTGGATGATGAGTTATTGATGAATGATTTTGTCCATGAGATAGCTATGTATTCGGAAATTCCATTATTAGAGATAGAGGTACATAAGACTCCTCACGGCTATGCAATTATTGTTCCGCATAAATTTGATATAAGAGGGCTAATGGAAGAATGGAAAGGTTATGATATCACATTGAAGAAAGATGATTTGTTGTTTTTGGATATGATAACGAATAAGTGATATTTTATAAATATACCAAAAATTGAGGTGAATTTGAATGAAGAAATTGAAAATTGAAATTCCATCTGGTGCAAATGAAATTATTCATACTTTACAGAATAATGGATATGAGGCATTTTTATGTGGTGGTGCAGTGAGAGATAGTATTCTTGGCAGACCAATTCACGATTACGACATTACAACTTCTGCCACACCAGATGAAATGATGGAAGTATTCAAGGACAAGAGAATTATTGAAACTGGTTTACAACATGGAACTATTACCATTGTAATTGACGGTGAAGGATATGAATGCACCACTTACAGAATTGACGGTAATTACTCAGATAGTCGTAGACCTGATAGCGTAACATTTACACGAAGTCTTAAAGAAGATTTGAAGCGTAGAGATTTTACAATCAATGCGATGGCATACAATGATGAAGTTGGTCTTGTAAATCCGTTTAATGGTATGGAAGATATTGAGCATTATAAAATCAGATGTGTTGGTAGAGCAGAGGATAGATTTTCGGAAGATGCTTTAAGAATTTTACGTGCTATTCGGTTTGCTTCACAACTGGGATTTGTGGTTGATTCTGATGTGAGTTTTAATATTCATAAAATGTATAAGAATTTAGAGAATATATCTATTGAGAGAATCAACAGTGAGTTCTGTAAGATTGCATTATCAAGCGAGTTTTATATACAGATAGGATTATTCCGTGAAGTATTCTCGTTGTTCATTCCTGAAATTAAAGATATGCTTGGCTTTCAACAGAATAATCCATATCACATTTATGATGTATGGAATCATACAGTACATGCAGTACAAGCTTATGAATGTGATTGTGAACCCGACTTAAATTCAATAGATTTAATTACATCATTAGCGGTGTTCTTTCATGACATAGGAAAACCACATTGTTATCAGGATGGAGAAGATGGTATTAGACATTTTAAAGGTCATGGAAGAGTCAGTGCTGATATGACTGATACAATTATGAAAAGACTTCGTTTTGATAATGATACAAGAGAAAAAGTAGTGCAGCTTGTTTATTATCATGATACAACTTTTGAGATGGGGAAGAAATATGTCAAGAGATGGCTTAATAAAATTGGAGAAGAACAGTTCAGAAGGTTATTAAATGTTCGTAGAGCTGATATTAAAGCACAAGCAGACATTAATCAGGAAACAAGATTACAGAAGATTGACAATATCGGATATATTTTGGAAGAAGTTTTACAGGACGATGAATGTTTTTCTCTAAAGGATTTAGCAGTTAATGGAAAAGATGTAATGGATACAATGCTCATTAAAAGTGGAAAAGAAGTTGGATACTGGCTCAATGAAATCTTAACTCGTGTAATAGATGGAAGATTAAAAAATGATAGAGAAGATCTTATTTATTGGATGACTGGTATTACAGATGGTTGGATAGAGTATTAAAGGAGTAGCTATGTATAATACAGGAGAAATTTACAGAATTATTCAAGATGCATTAGACGCAAATCAGATATATTGTACAGACTCTAAACTTGGTGATGGTTCAGAAGATACTTATGAGACAGATACGAAATTTGTTTCTGGCAATGATGCTCACTTGATTGCGACTGTTAAACATCAGCACTTTGATTATAATCGTCCTTATCAAGAAAGCGAACATATAGAAACAACAAAATTTAGAATTAAAGTTGAAATGATAGAGTGAGGTAAGAACTATGTACGAAAAATTAAGAGAATATATAGAAGAATCAAATAATATTGTATTCTTTGGTGGAGCAGGTGTATCTACTGAAAGTGGTATTCCAGACTTTCGTTCTAAGGATGGGTTATATAATCAGCATGACGTTCAGTTTGATAGATACGAGCCAGAGTATCTTTTGAGTCGAGAATGCTTATATAACAATCCAAAGGTATTCTATGAGTTCTATCGTCAGAAGATGGATACAAGAAATATTGAGCCAAATATTACTCATAAGGTACTTGCTAAGATGGAAGAAATAGGTAAGTTGAAGGCTATTGTTACACAGAACATTGATGGGCTTCATCAAAAAGCTGGCAGTAAGAATGTATTTGAAATTCATGGAACTACTCAGAGGAATTATTGTAGTAAATGTAAAATGGAATATCATTCAGATTTCTTGTTTAACACTAAAGAAGCTATCCCAAAGTGTGAATGTGGTGGTCTGATTAGACCTGACGTAACTTTATATGGAGAAAATCTTCCTAATGATGCGGTAAATAGGGCAATCAGAGCCATTCGAGATGCTGAAATGTTGATTATTGGTGGCACTTCATTAAAAGTTTATCCAGCAGCGAATTATATTTCGTATTTCAGTGGTAGGCATTTGGTTATTATCAATAGGGAAAAAATTCAAGTGTTAATGAATGAAGATACGGATCTGACGATTGTTGATTCGCTAGGCAATGTGTTTAGCGAGATTGATAAATGGATGTGAGGTGAAATAAATGGCAAAATGGGGAACTAAAAATCCACCACAGAAAAAAGGAAGGTATTTGGTAACAATAGAAACATCTTTTGGGAGACAGGTAAGACAAACTGATAGATATGAATATCCAAAGGGAAATTGGATATGGGATGTTTTACCAAGTGGTAGCACCGTAGATGTGGTTGCGTGGCAGAAATGTCCTGAACCATATAGAGAATAAGTGAGGTGAAAGAGATGGAAAATGAATTTACATTATATGGTGTAATGGATAAATTAACAGGAAAATTACTAAGTAATCTTACAAACCCACGACACAAATATTGGGAAACAAGAAAAACTGCTGAGAATGCGGTTAGAAGATTCAAGTCAAGACGTTATAACGCTGATAGGCAGCTAGAAGTTGTAGAAATCGAATGTAAGATAAAAGTGGTAAGCGAGGTGAAATAGTGAAATATAGAGAAGAAAATAAAGACTTGTTTACAGTACCAGAAGATTATTATTTAGCACATTGTATCAGTGCAGATTTTGGAATGGGTAAAGGAATTGTAGTTGAGTTCAATAAAAGGTTTGATATGAAGAGAAGGTTGCTGACAAAATATCCATATTATTTTGACCGGTATACTCATAAGAGGATTGGTGGTGATTGTCTATTAGAAGATAGGGTATTAAATCTTATTACAAAAGAGAGATATTTTCACAAACCAACAACAATTACAATGAGACTTGCACTTGAAAAGATGAAACAGATTTGTTTGGAGAATAATATCAAGAAGATTGCAATGCCTGTAATTGGTTGTGGCTTAGATAGATTGAACTGGAATGATGTCTCTGAACAGATTAAAAACATTTTTGCGGATACAGATGTTGAGATTTTGGTATGTAAGAGGTGAGAGAGTGTGAAATTAAAGGATAAAATACGAGATAAATTGAGACATTGGTTATTAGAAGATGATTTATTTCAAGTGGAAGCAGCTAAAAAATCATACAATAACGCAAGAAGAAGATGCGAATATGCCAATATACGGTTGTCTGATGCAACTATTGCATATGAAGATTCTTATAAATTGGTTGATGATTGTCACAAGATGATGAACTCGATGGTAGATGTTGGAACGGATGTTGGTTTTTGTTCTGATGACCATTCTTGGGCGGTTGTATGCATTAAAGGTCATCCAGAGTATGTATCATTTATTCCATTATCACATAGAGATGCACATGAGGTACTTGAGTTTTTAAAGCGTTTCAGATATTCAAATAGAGTGATTGATTCACCTTTTGCATTTAAAGATATGGTTGACCATTGTATTATGGAGAATCCATTTGGGAAGTAAGGTGAGATAAAAGAATGAAATTAACAATTGATATTCCAATAGGGTATGAGAAAGATTTTATCGCTGATAAGTTCAAAGATTTCTTTTCGAGAGTAATTGCAGATATTAACTACGATGGAATGTGTGGCAACTATGAAAAAGAAATTGCAGAAATGTTTTTAGAGGCATTTGATAATGCTCTTGTTGGCGATGTTAATCAAAATGCAAATATTATTCCAGTTGCAAATATATCTTTTGACAAAGAAGATATACAGAAGATGATTCAAGATGAATTAAAGAAATTTCAAATAGAGATTCTATTCAAAGGCTGATCAGCCAAATTTTCCAAGCAAAGCGAGGTAAGAAAATGATTTATTGTAACAATATAGATGCAAGATATAATGGTATATATAGAAATATCTTTAATGATTTACAATACATTGATGATGGAACACATTATAATAAAGATTTTTGGGCTTTTGCAT